AAGATGGGGATGGACAAGATGATATTGACATCTGGGAAATGGAAGCTAGAGAAAGAGGAGTAATGTTTGATGATGATTCTCCAGAAAACACTAAAGCACCTGTAAGTAATCAATCTGTAGCAAGAAATATTGACCTCACTAGAACAAATGAAATACAAGCTAGATATAATTTAGCTGTACAAATGAAGAATGAATGTTGGGAACTCATTGGTATGAGTAGACAAAGAATGGGAAGTGTATCTGCAAGTGAATCTGCAACAGGTACTAATACAGCTATTACACAATCTTATTCTCAAACAGAACCTTTATTTGTAGCTCATGAATATGTTTTAGGGCAGGTTTATCAAGCTATTGTTGATGCTGCTTTATATATTGAAAGTTCTAAACCAGAATCCACTCTATCGTATATTACCAATGAAGGAGAATCTGCTTTTATTCAGGTGAGTGGTAGTGATTTGAAATTAAGAGATATTAAAGTATTTCCAACTAATCGTCCTGAAGATACACAAATGTTTAATGAACTTAGGGCACTTGCTCAGCCAGCTATGCAGAATGGTGCTTCATTCTATGATGTTGCTACACTGTGGTCTACTAAGAGTATGAGAGAAATTAAGAAATTCTTCAAAGACTTAAGAGATAAGAATGATGCTATGCAACAGAAAGCTATGGAACAGAAAGATCAGGAATTACAAAATCAAAGAGAAATAGCTGCAGCTAATTTACAACAGGAACAAAATCTTAGACAGCAAGATACACTTAATGAAAACTATCAAAAACAACTTGATAGACTTTCTAAGGAAAAGATTGCATTAATAGCAGCAGAATCTAAGAATGCATCTGCAGATATGGATGGAAATGGTGTACCTGATGTACTTGAAATTTCAAAACTAGCTAATGAACAATCTAAATATTCAAGAGAATATGAAACAAAACTCACAGAACTACAATTAAAAGCTAAAGAAAGTTCTGATAAATTAGCTCTTGAAAGAGAGAAATTACAAGTACAACGTGAAAATATGTCTAATGATTTACAGATCGCCAGAACTAATGCTAAGAATCGAACAAAGAAAAAATAATTAATTTAATTAGAGAGGTGAAAAAGTAATGCTATATTAAGTAAAAAATTTTCACCTCTCTAGCGTTAATTCTTTCTTACTACTTTTTTTTATTATAATTTTACATTGTTAATTTAAATAAACTACATTATGGCACAAGAAAATCTGGATATGCCTAGCTTCTCTATAGAAGAAACAATGGATATGGGGGCAGGAAATGCACAACTTTTAAATGATTTATTTACCCCAGAAGATGTTAATCCTGAAGATGTTAAGGAGATTAAAGAAGAAAAGAAAGCTCCTGTAGAACTTCCTAAATCAGAAGAAAAGAAAGAAGAACCTAAAGAAGAGAAACAAAACCTCCTTGCTAGTTTCTTAGATGATGAAGAAGAGGAAACAAAAGAAGAGAAACCTAAAACTAAAGAAACAGAAGAACCAGCCAAAGAAGAAGAGGTACAAGAAGACTCGCAATTTGCAGCTCTATCTAGAGATTTATTTAAGCTAGGTGTTTTTACAGAAACAGAAGATGAAGAACCAATTACAACTCCAGAACAATTCTTAGAAAAGTTTAATTCTGAGAAAGTGAGGGGAGCTAATGAAATGGTAAATAACTTCATTGGACAGTTTGGTGAAGATTATAAACAGGCTTTTGATGCCATATTTGTAAAAGGAGTAGATCCAAAAGAATACTTCGGAACTTACAATAATGTAGTGAGTTTTGCTGACATGGATTTAACTAGAGAAGATAATCAAGAATCAGTAGTGAGACAATCGTTATTGAATCAAGATTGGGCTCCCGAAGAAGTTAGTGAAGAAATTGAAAGATTAAAAAATATTGGAGATCTTGAGATTGTAGCTAAGAGGCATCACAAAGGACTAGTTAAAAAAGAAGCACAAAAATTACAAGAATTAGAACAGAAAGCTGAACAGGAATTGCAACAGAAGCAATATATGAAACAGCAGTATGTTCAGAATATACAAACAATATTACAAGAAAAAGTAAAAGCTAAAGAATTTGATGGTATTCCATTAAACCCTCAATTAGCTTCTGAACTACAAAATTTCTTACTGGAAGATAAATGGAAAACCCCTCAAGGAGAATTGCTTTCTGACTTTGATAAGGCTATCCTAGATCTAAAGAAACCTGAGAACCATGCACAAAAGGTTAAGGTTGCATTGCTTATTAAATTACTAGAGAAAGATCCAACTCTATCAACAATTCAAAAAGCAGGAATCAGTAAGAAATCTGACAAGCTTTTTGAAAGTGTTCAAAAAGTTACTAAAAAAGAAGTAAAGAATGAACAACCTAAATCTTGGTTCTCATAAAATGTTTAACAATTAAAATAATTTTAACATGGCAATTCAAACAATTCCCGGATTAACTGGTTTTACCTACGCTCGTATTGCCTCTATGGATAAACGTGCTGTAGGAAAGCTCACAGATTCTAATCACTTGGAATCTTTCCACTCTACTGAACCTGCTGACTATGACAAGAAAATCATTTCTCTCTATACACAGAGTTCTCTGTATAGTAATGATTTCCTTGATATGATCAACAAAAGTACTCCTTATTATATTGATAATAATAGTGATGCTTGGAAATGGGATATTCAGGTTCCTTACAAATTCCCAAAAATTATCAATATTCCAGATAGTACAGCTAACCTGTCTAAACCGGGTATTGATGGTCAGGAATTCCAATTAGTACTTGATACCAATGAATTCTCCAAGAATGCAATTGTATCTGTAGGTACTCGTCAGTATGGCCCACGATTCTATGTAATTAAAGATCCTATTCCTTGGAATGCTGGTTATTTGTATTCATTCACTCTTGTTAGTGATAATCCAACTGTAGACTATGTTGCTGCTCAATTCCTAACTGTAGGTGTTGAACTGGAACTTGTAGATGCTGCTATTGGTGAATTTGATCAAGACCTCTTAGGACTTCCTCGTTTGGGTGAAAAGATTACAATGTTTGAATCTTTAGGATCTGCTTATGGATATGAACACAAAATCACTGAATGGGCTGATGATAAAATGATGCGTGATGCTTCAGGTAAACCTCTTGATATTTTGGTATATGCTCCTCAGCGTAGGAACCAACTTCCTCTTACTCGTAATGATGTAAAATGGGAACCTTTTGTTGAATTCTGGATGCGTAAATCTATGTTGGAATTGAAAGTTAAACGTATGATTTGGGCTAAACCGGGCACTGTAAAAACTAATGGTTCTAAACAGGAAGTTAAACGTACTTCTGCAGGTGTATACCATCGTATGCGTAATAATGGTAATTTGGTACAATACAATCGTGGTGAATTCTCTGCTAACTTGATTCGTTCGGTATTTGGAGATTTATACTACAGACGTGTTGATGTTAAAGACCGTCATGTGAAATTGTATACTAATGAAGCAGGTTTTGATGTATTTCAACAGGCTCTTAAAACAGATGCTTTGAATTCAGGTTTGACATTCATGGCTGATAGTGGAAATCGTTATATGCAGGGTGAAGGACAGCATATCACTTACAACTTTGCATTTGATAGTATGATTACCCGTGAAACTGGTAAAGTGGAACTGGTACACTTGAAAGAATTGGATTTACCACAGACTAATCTTGAATTTGGTCAGAATAAGAAATCTACACCTGTATTCTTCGTATTTGATGTTTCTCCAATGAGTGATGGTTCTACGGTAAATAACATTCGTGAAGTACGTATGAAAGGTGCTCCTTCTATGACTTGGGGTTATATTGATGGTACTCGTCACCACTTAGGATTTGCAAAATCTCAGGGTATGAGTTCAGCTAATAAATTCCCCGGATATGAAATCTGGATGAAAGACCGTTGTGATGTATTCATTGAAGACCTGTCTCGTACAGTACTTATAGAGGAAATACCTCAGTACTAGCAACTTATATCTTCCTCTCCACTCTTTAGAAGTCTCCCTCTATTCTGAGGGAGCTTCTTTAGAGAATAATTAAAATTAATAATAAAGGGTAACTCCTTATAAATAACTACATTATGGGCAAAAATGCTAAAATCTCAGCGATTAAGAAAGAGTATACTAATTTACAAGAGACAATGGATTCTCAGTTGTCTAATAAAGGACTAACTAGGATTCCCGGAACAGGAGTATTTAAATTTCCTTATAAAGAGATTAATGGTAAGTATAGAACAGGGTTAGACCCAGATGCTGCTTACATTAATAGAATTGAAGACTCTACAGAAAGAGAATTAGAAAAGAAGAGAGTAGCTGAAACTAAGAAAAGGTTGGAAGCATCTTTAGGTGGAATTGATTTAGGGCCATATTCTACATTTTGGGATTATTCTAAATCTCAGGGAACCTATGATACCAATCATATTCAACCAGTGAAACTTTTAGATGGTGATAACTATTTTGATTTAGGTATTCCATTTCAAGAATTAACATTCTCTTGGTTAAGAGTACATCCTACAATTGCAAGGAATTTAGCAGCATGGCAGAATGGAGAATACCCTGCAGATACACAATTCTATGTAGCAGATGATGAAATTGAAAATGCTGTTATTTATAACAAGAAAAAACTCATCAACAAAGCTATTGTGAAGTTTGATAATATGAGTCCTGAAAGAAAGAAAAAAGTAGCTCGTCTACTTGGACTTCCTATTGCAGATGACACTAAAGAAGAAGTTGTATATAACTTGGTAGATAATCTATTGAAAGAGGGGGACTTTAAAAAAGGCCCAAATCAAGGACTTTCTACTATAGAAGTATTCTCAAGATTTGCTGACATGGATGATAGTTTGCTCACAGTGAAAGATTTGGTTAAACAATCCATAGCACATTCTATCTATAGAGTGAGGGCTAATGGTAGGATTTATGAAGGGGAATTTGAAATAGCAATCACTGAAGAAGAATTGGTTAAAACTTTAATGAGTGATGATCACCAAGAAGATTTAATCCTTCTACAGGAAAAACTTAAAACTAAGAAAATTGCAAAATCATGATATTAGTAGATAGTTTATTATATAAGATTGATCAGAAATTAAATAAACTATCAACCAATGATCATCAGCAGATTCAATTAGAAGATAAAATTCTTGCATTGAACGAAGCCCAGATCAAGTTGATAAAACAAAAAGTAGATGGTATTAGTACTGTCAGTGGTCTGGGCTTTGATTCATTCAAGAAAAGATATGAAGATTTGCAAAGACTTGTAGAACATTATGAGGATCATCCTCTTACATTGAAGGTTTGTAATAAAAAACTAAATCAATATTCTGCTTCTATAGAAAATCTATCTCCTAAATATATGTTTTATGTAGATAGTTACTTTCTGGCAGATAAAGGTAAATGTAAAGACAGAATAATCAGAATAAATCAAGACTTAGCAAAACATGGAGATATTCAAGTGTTATTAACTAATGAACATTACAAACCTTCATTTGAATATCAAGAGTCTTTTAATTTTATTTCTTCAGATGAAATTAGTATCTTTACAGATGGAACATTCACACCAACTAAACTCTATTTAAGTTACATGAGATATCCTGAATATATAGATAAAGAAGGATATGTGAAATTTGATGGTAGTGATTCAACTAATGTGAATTGTGAGTTGGAAGAATATCTGGAAGATGAGTTAGTAGATTTGACAGTTCAAAATTTAGCTATGTACACTGAGAATGCTTCTGCTGTACAATCTGCTCAATTTAGAATTCAAACGAATGAATAATTAACAATTTAAATTAAACAAAGATGGCAGACTTCTCTTTAACGACTGTTTTTGTAGCACCAGTAGCGCAAACTGCATTGCCTAGTTCTGGTTCTACCCAAAATTTGACTGCTGGTCAAATTGGACTATTTCGCAATGATTACTCCATAGCAAATTCTGGAAATATCGCTGCAGCTCCTTATTTCTACATTGCTCAAGGTAGGGCTAACACCTATTTGTTAGGTTCTAAAAGATCTGATAAAATTAAAGGTTGCCCTTCTGGAAGTGGATGCAAATCAAATGTAACTGAATGGTACAAAGTAGCTGGTTGTGGAACCCCTGTAAATCAGATTACAGACATCACTGGTTTTAATGTACAGTGTGGTGATGTAGTAACTCTTACTCTTCGTGGCTTCTCTAGCTACTTGAATACATTATATTTTAATGGTTTAACTCGCAGTGTCACTGTTCAAGCTCCTTGTTGTGAATGTGGTGCTGATCCTTGTACCACTGTAGATGAATCAGCTTTGATTGATTTGTTTATTGACAAATTAGAACAAACTGCTCCGGGTATTAATACTGACAACATTGGTTTAACCAAGTTCTTCACATTTGAAAATGTAGGTGGAACAATTCTTCGTATTACAGGTAAAGCTTTAACTAAATATGGTGTACCTTGTGATGTTGCTGCCTTCCCTTATGAATATGATCGTCTATTCTTTAGAGCATTTGTATATAGTGGCCCTGCTACTACTGCTGACTTTATTGTAAGTGATAGTTGTAATGTTGTAGCAACGGCTACTACAGTTCAGAATTCAACTTATGCTACAGGTACTTCTGACGAAATCAAACAACTTGAAAAGAACAATTATAGTTATCAAGCTGGATATTTGAAACATTTGTATCGTCAAATGGGTTGGAACCAGAATTTTGAAAGCTACGTAAGTGATGGTACAGTGTATGATACTTTCTATATTAAATTCCGTGATTATGATGCACCTACTTCTAATACTTGGGGTGATTATATTGACGAAGATAATATGGTGATTATTGCTGTTCCTAAAGATAGTGCTTTTGAAACTGCATTAGAAACTGCTCTTGAAGCTGCTTTGGGTAGTGTAGCTGCTGATAACACTTGTGCCACTACAACTACCACAACTTCTAGTACAACTACTACAACTACAACTCATTTATAGTATTTATAAATAAGACTAATCCTTAAATGGGAGGGAGATAACTTCCTCCCATTTTTATTAAAATATATTATATGGCTGCAAGTTTAGATATATTAGTTATACCAACATATGATACAACAAAGATTGCTGTATTAGACAATAGTGTATATGACCCAGTTGCTATACTTCCTTCTCTTTCAATAACAATGCCTTCATTTGACCCTGTTATTCTACCATTTACACCTAATAGTTATAATGTATATGATTCAGAAGATTTAGGTCTTACTTTATCTGGAGAGGATAATATTGAATTACTGGATGGTGTTTATACACTTATATATTCTGCTAATAGTACATCTATTACTAAAAATATTATGAGGGTGGACAAACTTCAAGAAAAGTTTGATGAGGCTTTTATGACTCTTGACATGATGGAATGTGATGGAGCTCTAAAGAAGCAAGCTAAAACAAATCTCTTATCAATTTATTTCTTTATTCAGGGTAGTGTAGCAGCAGCAAATAATTGTGCTATAGAAGAGGCTAATAAGCTTTATATACAAGCTGCAAAGATGCTTAATTCCTTCTTAAGAAATAATTGTGGATGCTCAGATAATAATTATGTGGTAAATTTTTAGTAATTTTAAAACAAAAATATTATGGCATCAACTTGTAAAGTTTGTGGAGCAAAATTAGGGTGTAGCTGTCAATTAAAAGATGGAATGTGTCCAACATGTTATGCTAACAGTAAGAAGAAATGATAACACCTAGATTAACCAATTGTGAAACTTGTGCAGGAATTCCTGTATTATTAAGTGATATTAATTGCAAACTTTCTGAGCTTGCAAATGATTATTATTACAATATCACTTTAGCATTAAACAATCCTGATAAAAGTGAGGTGATGTTTGATCTATTAACTTATCAAAGAATTCTTACATATAAAAGTTATAATGAAGATTATGCTTCAGCTTTTACTATTCCAATGATTGCAAGTAAAGTAAAAATATTAAAATATAAATAGTATGGCATGTACTGGATGTTTTGGTGGTTGTTCAGAAATAACCCCAGATAAATGTATAAAATATACAGGAGCTGATGTTCCTTCATTAGAAATTAGTAATGGTGATAATCTACTCTCTGTAGAGCAGAAGATTATTGAATATTTATTAGGTGCATTAAATGGATCTGGTATTAGCATTAATATTGATGCAGGGTACTTATGCACATTAGTAAGTGGATATTTAAATAGTAGTTCATCTCTAGATGATATTATAGTGGCTATTATAAGAAGTATTTGTAATATAGATTCAAGAATAGACTCTATAGAGGAAGATGTAGCTAATATAGAAAGTAGTTATTCCACAAGTTGTTTATCTGGAGTTAATTCTAGTTCAACTACACATCAGGTAGTTCAAGCAATTATAACTACATTGTGTTCATTAAGTACTAGTTTTACAGCTCTGGTAAATTCTCTTCCATCTACTTATGTTGCTCTATCTGATTTAAATACACTAATTCAAGAATATTTAGATAGTGTATCTTCAGGTTCTGCAGTTAAGAATAAGATGATTCCATATGTTGCTTACCCATATTTCAGAGATCCGGGAGCTAACTTTAGTGTTTCTGGTGTTGGTTTAGGAGATTGGACTAATGTTTATTTATGTAATGGATTAAATGGAACTCCTGATTTAAGGGGTAGAGTGCTAGTAGCTACTACTACAGGAATGGGGGGAGGGGCATTCTCTTCAACAGTTGATCCTAGTATAGCTGGTAATCCTAATTATAGTTTAAACACCACACAAGGGCAAAATAACATTACTCTATCTACAGATCAAATTCCTACACATTCTCATGCTACCTCTATTAATATAACAGATAATGGTCACACTCACTTTGAATTTGCTAATATTATAAAAGGTACACAAGAAGATAATACACTAACAAACTCAAATTATTCTTATAGAAAACTTAGAGCAAGTAATAATAGTGATAATTACGATATTCAAGGTACTCCTACAGCTCCTACAGTTGGTAAAACTTCGCTACAGCAAACAGGTATTACAACCACTGTAACTAACCCATCTATAGGAGGTGGACAATCACATAGTAATATACAACCAGTTATTGCTTGCAATTATATAATGTATATAATTTAGTATGAATGTATATATTCAATTGATATCAGCAGGAACTAACACAGGCCCATTTAATCTATATTCAGATGTAGATGGGTTTGTTGTTCCATTTGAACAGAACGTTAGTAGATCTAAACTATTAACAGGCTTTACTTCTACATTAGTTCCTGTTGATACTACTGTAATAAAAATTTCATGTTTATCACCTTGTGATACAGACACTTATCTTACTCTAACATCAGAACCAACTGTTACCACCACTACATCTACATCCACTACAACATCCACTACATCTACAACTTCGACAACTTCTACAACATCAACAACAACTTCTACATCTACAACTACTACCACTACTACAACGGGACTTCCTAAACAAAAGGTATTAGTTGCTAGAAATATAAATGGAAGTAGCATAGCTAATGCTAGTGCATCTTGTGGGGAAGATTATAATAATGGAAGTGTTGTTGATCTTAATACAGTACAGATACTATATTTTCTTTCAAATTCAACTTCTCCTACTTCTGGAGATATTCTTTATTTGGATGAAAGCTTAACAGTGGTGTTTAATCTTGGGGATAGTACATGGTGGTCAGCAATATTTGGATGGAACTCTGTTACTACTTATAACTATATTATTCAGATAAGTAATACTGGGGAGGTGTTGAATGAGTCTCCTTGTTCTTCATTTACAACTACAACCACTACAACCACTACAGCAATTCTACCACATATAACATGTGATGATTATACAATTACTTATACTAACAATAGTCCAGATTCCTTAAATAAATGGACTCTATCTATTGATTTACCTCAAGCAGCTAATTCACACACTGTATTTGAGATAGAATGGGAAGCAACAAGAACAGATGTTGCTGAAACTAAAACATTCAATGAATTTTTACCTGTATCACAAGGTAATACAACTGGTACAATTTCTTCATCTGATGGATTATATCAAGATGCTGCAGAAAATTGGACTTTAAATAATAAAGAAATATTAACTATTACCCCAATGGGACAATTTACAGTGGAAGCTTGTGGAACATATGGAATACATATGTGTGTAAATAGTGGAAATTATGATTTTAATAATGAAACTGAAATAGTATATAATAATCTACCTGTAACAATAAACACTCCAACAAAATCTGGATATAACTATTTCTTCCTTTCTATACCAAGAACTAAAGATTTTAGTTTAGTAGATACATTAGGGGCTAATTTAAGGTCATCTATGAGTATAGACACTAATAGTGGATATAATGGATTAGATTATAGGGATGGATTCCAAGATAATTATATATATAAAATGGATGATGTATATGCAACATCTTATTCTATGGAACTAATATTAACTATTATATAATGAGTCAACTATCTACAAATAAGCAAAGATATACATTAATACCTACTCCTTTTGATGGTAAAAGGACTAATTGTTATGTTAGTGGTAGTGATGTTATAATTGAGACAATACCTGAATATTTAGCAAGAGTAACCATTGATATTAGGGATACATTTTTAGTAACAGTAATGTTACCTAAAGATGGGCATTCTGCTGGTACTTTTCCAATAGCTACTTTTAGTACAGTGTTGGCTGATTTTGATTTTAAATTATATGGATTTGTAGGTGGGTTAGCTGATGAAAACTTTATTGAAATAACTTTCTCTTCAGTAGAAAGTTTTCTTGATTTAACAGATACTCCAGATAGTTATACAGGACAGTCTAAAAAGTTTGTAAGAGTTAAGGAAGATTTATCAGGATTAGAATTCTTTCCACTAGAAACAACATCAATCACTATAGATGTCCATCAACCTTCTCATTCTCTATCTGTAGGGTATCCAATACGAGTATCTGGAACTAACACATATGTAGGAGCACAAGCTAATAATGAAGCTAATGCTGAAGTGGTGGGGTATGTTACAGAAATAGTTGATGGAGACAATTTTAAATATGTTCCAATTGGAGAAGTAACCACTGGAGTACCTTCTGTAGCAGCAGGAACTGTATTATTTCTCTCTCCAACAGTACAAGGAGGGCTTACATCTACAGAACCAACAACTGTAGGACAAGTATCTAAACCTCTTATGGTGGTTATAGAGAGTGGGGCAAAAGCTCTATTTATAAACTATAGAGGTATGAAAATTACTCCTGAAGGAGAAGGCGGTGGAGGGATAACTGACTATCCTGAAATTATAAAATTTGATAGTGGAGTTACTGAAGGAACTGATTTATATACTTTCAATGGATCTGTAACAAAAACAATAAATTTTAAATCTGGAACTAATATTTCATTTACAACAGCTTCTGGAGAAGTTACAATTAGTGCTGATGGAGGAGGAGGAGATGTTACTGGCCCATCAAGTGCTGTAGATAGTAATATTGCTGTTTATGATAGTACCACCGGAAAGATAATTAAAGATGGGGGTACTAAGATAAGTGATTTAGCAACTACTTCTTCATTGAGTGGTTATGTACCAACAACAACAACAGTTAATGGTAAAGCTCTATCTTCAAATATTAGTTTGAGTCCATCAGATATTGGCTCACCTAGTGGATCAGGTACTTGCTCTGGAACAAACACTGGTGATAATGCTGTAAACTCTTTATATTCTGGTTTAGCATCATCTAAACAAGATACACTGGTTAGCACGGTTAATATTAAATCTATAAATGGTGTTTCTATTTTAGGTAGTGGAGATTTAACTATTACAGGTGCTGGTGGTGATGTAACAGGCCCTTCAAGTTCAGTGGATGATGATATTGTTTTATTTAACGGAGTTTCTGGAAAAATAATAAAAGATAGTGGTAAGAAGGTTGGTGATTTTGCTACATCTGCACAAGGAACTCTTGCTGATAATGCTGTTCCAAATACTAGAACTATAAATAGTAAACAACTTAATGCTAATATAACTCTAACTCCTAGTGATATTGGTTCTCCAAGTGGTTCAGGAACATCTACAGGAACAAATACAGGAGACCAAACAAGCATAGTAGGAATAAC